TGGATCTTTAAGTTTTTCTATTTCTTGCTTTAAACCATTATTAATTGTTTTGATGTTTCTATTTTCTTCAGACAATCTATCTATCTCTTTTTTTAATTGTTCTTTCTCAAAATTTTTAGCTTTGTTTTTATCTATTAATTCAAAATGCTCTGGCGTTAATTCTGTCATACGCACTCCCCAGGATGTAACGCTAACGGATAACGATTAACCCATTGCATATAGACATCGCAAAATTGCTCGAATGAAGTTACAGTTTGATTGGCAGTATGTTTAGGTAATAAAATTAGAGCTGCAAATAAAACTAAAATTAAATATTTCATATCCAATCAATCTCAGGTTTGCCATTGTAATTTTTATTAAAAATAAACCATGCAAAAGCCATTAAGCCATTTCCTCCAAATTTAATTCTCTTAGAAAATACCCAAACTTTTTCTAATTTATTTAATGTAAAAACTTTATTTTTTCTTTTGATACCTTCTAAAAAAGATAATTTATTTAGCATAGCAACTCTATTATTTGCTAAATTAAGAGCCTTAATTGTAAATTCTGTAGAAAGATTAAATGGAGGGTTTGTAATTATATTATCAACATTTTTATTTGAATTTAAAAAATCAATTCCAACTTCACCATATCCTCTATCAATTAAATCAGATGAGCAAACATTATAACCATTTTTAATTAAAACTTTAGACATAGAACCATCACCACAAGCACACTCCCAAATTTCACCATCAAATTTTTGTCTATCTAATAATGATTGAGTCGCTTCAAATGGAGTAGGATAAAAGTCATTTTTAACTCTATTATTTTTTTGATTAAAACCAACATAAGCAAGTGCGTTTGATTTTTTCATTTAAAAGTTATCTCCGTTACTTCTTGCACCCAAGCTGCGGGAATAGTTGTGACGTTCCCAACTGTAAGAGATCCATCTTCGTCATCAATAATGTAATCAGTAAAGATTATTATTTTTTCTTTGGTGTGAAGTAATTTGTAACCTAGCGAAACTGGTGCAGCGGGTTTTGATGCCATTGCTTTATCAAGCTGCATCCAACCACTATCGCCAACCGCATCCAACCAACGCACTTCGACTAATGGATAATTATTTATAGTGCCAGTTAATTTCTGTCGATTTTTATTCATAAAAACTAGCTGGCAAAACTTTGCCTTTTGTTTTCTCTTTAATGATTTTGATCCAATTTCTGCCAGGCATCCTTGACCCCTTGCACCACCTAAATATTGTGGTTGCTGGCGAGACACCTACTACACCTATTAAATCAGCTAATTTTTTGTATGATAAACCTTTTGTAGTTCTGAATTTTTCTAATTGCATTCATTGTCATTATGGAAACGAAACCTTGTTGGCAAGAGCCGATTACCAATAGTTGTCAACATATAACCAGAGTTGCAATTTACTGTAATTTTTGGTGTAACACTATTGACATAACCAAAGCATTGTGTTTCATTGCCACCATGGTAAAGATCATAGATATTTCGAATCAGAATTTAAAGGGTAATGAAACAGATATGTTCTTAAAACAAAAAATGGAAGAAGTGAGTATGGATAGCCAAGAGCTAGCCTACAAATTAAAAGTTTCTCCCGTCACAACTCATAGATGGCTTAAAGGCGAAAGAAAAGTTAGTGTTGAGCAAGCAATAGAAATCGCTAAAATTATTCAATGTGATCCAGCTGATATATTATTTCCCGCTAAAAAAATTGATGTGTTGGAATTACATGGTTACGCAGAAGATTACGTAGTTAGAAGATTACATAAAAAAAACTATAGAGAAATTATTATACCTGGTGGTTTTTACACACCACAAACAAAAGCTATTCAATTTTATGCACCAGGCAGAGAAGCTCATAACGAAATACATTTATTTGAAAGAGGTGGAACTACAGATTATGATTATAATGGTTTTAGTGAGGATGCTATTAACAGCACTTGCTATGTTCAGCCAACTGAAAAGGGTAGAAAAAAAGGTTGCCGTGATATTATTTGTTTAATTGAAATAGATAAATCACAACCAACATTTAGATTAAATTTATTACATCCAGAAACTAAAAGACCAATGTCTAATATGGCTACCGATGTAGATCCTAGAGACATTAAAATTGCAGCTCCAAGAAAAATGACTTTTTTTGAAAGTTATAATAAATATAAGCCTGGCAGAGTGCCTTCTAATAAAATAAATCCCTTCAAATAATTATCCACAACCAACACAACCTCCGATTTTACCTAGCTGGTTTTTAAACTTGCCAATAAGGGTTTCTGTGTTTACCAATCGTTCCAATAAAGTATTTAATTTGTATTATGGAACCAGTATTAAAAGACGATTTTTTAGATAGCATTAAAGATTTACCAGAGTGGGTTAAACTTTATAAACTTAATCATTGGTCGCCTTCTCAATTAAATTCTATGGATTGTATGTGGGGTTATAAATATTTATATCTCACGCAAGAGCAAAGAAGAAAACTTCCAATTAATTCTAAAATGTTTACTGGCGTATGCCTTGGCGATATGGGTATTTTAAAATTTGGCAAATACTTATGGGAAACTAAAGTTGGTAAAGGTTTAGTTAAAACAGAGATCCTACCCCAAAGAAAAATCTTTGATAAAATTTTAGAAAAATTTAATGCGTATGAGCCAGCGGATGAAGCGGATAAAGCTCAACACGATCAAGCTAGATTAGGTTTAGCAATATCATTTGAAACATTAAAAAAAGGCATAAGAGAAATTAATTTAACCTCCCCTATTGAGTGTGAAAGATATGTTTCATTAACTTTAGATGGCTGCGTGTTACCTACAATCGGCAGAATAGATTTTGAAGATGAACATAATTTTGTTGAAATGAAAACAAAACATAGAAAGAAAAATAGACCAAGAAAAGATGGTACTTCAAATTATTCATTACCTAAACTAGATGAAGGTTACATGGGATGGGAAGAACACGTTAGCCAGGTGGCGTTCTATTACTTTGCCAATGAAGAAAAAAAGAAACCACACTTGTTCGTAATGAATGAAGAAGATTATAAAATTTTTACCCCAGAAAATTGCGAGGATTTAAAACCAGAAAACTTGCGCAAACGTCTTAACAAATTAACCATGACAGCTAAACGTAGAGAACGAGTAATGGCAAATCATGCGGGTAAGACTACTTGGCATCAAGATATTGCTCCCGACTTTGGCCACTTCTTTTGGAAGAACATGGGAGAGCATAGAGATATTGCAATGAAATTATGGGGGTTAAATTGAGACAAGACATATCAGTTTTAAATGTGCAGCAATGGATGTTGAAAAAGAATTTAGCAAAGAAAAATAATTATAAAGGTTTGCTCCTTGTTGTAATTATAGCCTTGTCTATCTTGGCAGTTAGCTTTGTTAAATATACCCAGAGTAATCATGCAGCGATGCGTGATGAGGTTTTAATACAGCAGTATTCTTTTACCTTCATTCAAACTCTGGGTATTAAAAAAAAGGTTTATCATGGGTAACGTCATAAACTTAATTTCACTAGAAACCTATTTACAAAAAATCAAAAAAGATGGTGGTATGTGGGAGTTCAAACCTGGGAAATGGATTATAAAACATTTAGAAGTAGAAGGATTGGCGCAGCATTATAACATAGAAACCAATATAGATTTGGTTCATTGTAATTTAGATAAAGAGGTAGCTGTAGTTAAAGCAGTTGCGCTACATAAAACTCGAAGATTTACCTCACTTGGAGAAGCCTCTCCTAAAAATAATCAATTTGATTATCCAGTAGCGATTGCAGAAAAAAGAGCTGTCGATAGATCTATTTTAAAAGCATTGGGTATTCATGGAGAAGTTTATTCGGATCAAGAAATGCCAAATGTAAAACAAAACAATAATGCCAACACGGGTATCAAGTTAGATCACGCAGATATTATTAAAGAAAGAATTAAGACGTGTACTCATAAAGCAAATTTAGAGGAACTAGGAAGTCAAAATAAAGAATTTTTAACTAAACTTAAAACACAAAATTTAGCAAGGTATGAAGAAGTAAAAACTGCCTTCTTAAATAGACGACAGCAATTAACATAAAAGGAAAATATATATGGCTGATTTTAAGAAACCACAAGATCCAAACTGGGTGTCTACATTTAGTTTGAAAAGAAACGCAGATAAGATAGCTGGAGACGAAGCTACTAAGAACAGACCCGATCTAGTTTTATCGGATAGTGATAAAGTAAACCCAAAGACAATGAAGCCTTATAGAAAGAACTTCACTATTGATGGTGTATGGATGGAGGCTTCAGCTTATATCCAGGAAGATAAATCTTTAAAGATTACTATCAAAAAAACGGGAACGGGAACAGCTAGCACTATTGCTACAGCTCCAGACGCTAATAGAGAAGAAATCCCCTTTTAGATAACTTATGGAACAATATGGCTTAACTCAAAAACAACTAAAACTTTTTAAGTTTATTAAAAGCTATATTGCAAAAAATACTGTGTCGCCATCTTATGACGAAATGAGGGTGGCGGTACATTTAAAATCAAAGAACTCAATTAATAAATATGTTAGCCAATTAGAAGATAGGAAATGGATCAAAAAATTACCAGGAAAAGCAAGAAGCATTCAAATATTAAAGTGATGACACACACAGATATATTTAAAGAATTTAATTACGAATGTTTAGCTGAACAAATTGGCAGCGATCATTATAAAAATATGAAAGTTGAACCCGCATATTTTATTAGTGAAAATAAACTATTGTTTGCAGAGGGAAATGTTGTAAAATATGTGTGTCGACATCAAAAAAAAAATAAAGCTGAAGATATTAAAAAAGCTATTCATTATTTAAAAATTATTTTAGAGAGAGATTATTCAAATGAGTAAAAGAATTGAAAAATTCTGGAACGGAAGTGCTAGCTTTACTGCTAGTGAAATTTTTACTTCTGTTGCTGATGCTGCAAATCAAATAATTCCTAGTTCTGCAGCAAGATACGAAGTTGATGGAAAAACTGTTAGCTTTGAATTTGCTAGGATAAAAGAGGTAAGTAATGATAAACCATTACCAACATCTGAGCCAAAAGATAACTCAGATCGAGAAGGAACGAAAGTCTCTGAACGCAAAGATCACGAGACTAAAAGTTAAAAACGGGGGAATGTATCCTCCAGGGATTGCGGCTATAAGTAAGACAGCTCACTCAAAATTGATTGCTGTTATAGGATTGCAAGATCAACTAAGTAAAATAGAAGCCTAATTATTTTACTTTAGAAACACTCTAAACTGATTAAATTCAGACACCTTCCCTACGCCTAAATCAATATACCAGATTGGCAAACATAATTACCCTATTACCAATAATAAATAAATCTTACCAAGTTGGTTGACATTGCCAAAGAGACAACTATATATATTGTATGGTTAAAAACTTTCAAAAAATCAAGTTCGCTACCTACTCTAACTTAGAGCAATACTTTATAAATATAATCCTTCCCCAAAAAAATAAATCTTCAAAAGTTATCGGTAAGACTTTGTTAGTGTGGGATAAAGAATTTAAAACACAAACCAAGGAGGCTGCTTAATGGATAACCAATTAGTATTAGAAAATATTTTGGATGTTCTTTGTACTACAACTAACAGAAGTATAACTGTAATTCTTCCAGAAAAAAAAGATGAGCAAATTTCTTATCTAAAAAAAGAAATAATCAAAACATTAAAATTAATAAAGGAGGCTACTTAATCTATGGAATTTCGAATTAGTAAAAATGGTAAAAAATTAAAAGTTTATTGTACTATTGAAAATGTTACTCACACCGCAGATAGTTTTGATCTTAATGAAAAACTTAAAGCTAAAAAATCTAAAGAATATTATCAAGGTTTATCAAAAGAAGATTTATATAAAAAATTAAATATACAAGATAAAGAAAAAAGAGCTTCTAATAAAGTAGAGTTCAAATATGCTTTTAAAAAATATTATGCGTCTGTAGAAAATGATAAAAGTATTTTAGCATCTACTGGAGCTGGATATATTAGTCTTTTAAAAATTCACGTAGAGCCATATATCCATAAAACTTATTTAGCTGATTTTAAATATATAGATTTTAAAGGTGCTGTAGATGAAAATGATAAAAGTATTTGTCTTTATAATAAAATTATTGAAAGTTTACCCGCACAATGGGTTAAGATTGATAGCCAATGGGAAATTGTAAGAAATAAAAATTATGATGAGAATGGTAAATTAATAACTATTGATAAAAATACTATAAAAAAAGCTATAGCAGAATTTAAAAAGTTTGTTGTGTTTTGTGGTAATAATGATTGGGTAATTGATAATAGAGTTTTAGCCTACAGAAATAAAAATTTAAAACCAGCTGAAAAAGAAGATTGGGTTCCAAACACTAATGACGTTTTTAATCTTATAAAATCAGAAAAAAATCTTTGTCTTAAAACTTTATATTATGGTGCAGCAGAAACGGGTTGTTCTTTAAGTGAGATTTTAGGTTGGTGTTATGATGATAAATTTTTTGACGATGAATTAGATAGTGAGATTGTTTATGTTAGAAACTCTTTAGGTTCTAAAAATGAGTTTAGACCAGGCACTTTAAAAAATGGTGGTAGAAAAAGAAAAGTTGAGATTAGCGATGACTTATCTAGGTTGCTAGACCAATGGATGACCCATCAAAGATTGCCAAAAACTCATTTAAAATACAAAAGAATATTTCCTTTTACTAAATCACACGCAGCAGACATTTTAAAAAGATCTGTAAAAGAAATAGGTATTGAATGGCAAGGTGCATTTTCTGGATTTAGAAAGTTTAGTAGTTCAGCTGCTGATCTTACGGAGCTTTTAACTGAAGAACAATTTATTAAAAGATATGGTTGGAAAAGTAAAAAAACTTTTGTTGGCCATTACAGACGTGATCTAAATAGAAATAAACAAGATAGAAAAAAATTGATTAACAATTTAATAGCAATAAATTAATTTACAAATTTGAATGAGAAAAAAGAAAAACTGCAAACAACCTACAAACAAAAGGATAGGCTATGGATGCACTACAAGAAAAAGAACGTATAGCAAAGGTAATGTTTTTATTAAGAACAATATCTGGCAAAACACAAAGTAGATTAAGCAAGGCATTAAAAGTAAGTTTTCAGCAAATCCAAAAATACGAAAAAGCTCAAAATGGTATTGCTTCTGATAAATTGTTTGTTTTAGCCAAAGAACAAGGCTGGGATATAAATTTACTATATAGTGGAAAGCCAGAAGAAATGTTCTATTCCATACCTTTATTTAAGCAAGATATGGTTCAAAGGAAGTTTAGAGAGATAGAGGCTAATGTTAGGGAAGAACGTAAGCTACAGAGGCTCTATGCTCCATTAATGCCTAAATTAAATAGAGAGTTAGCTGGCGAAAATACCTTTAAAGATCCAGTTGCAGACAAAGATCCACAATGGATTAATTTAAGAAAAACTGCTTAACAAGAAAAATTAAAGGGAGTTTATAGCTCCCTTTTAGAATCATTTTTTTAATCAAAATTTTGGAATTCCAACACAAATCCAACACAAGTTACTAAATTTAGAAGTGTGATGCACCAAAAGTGTTGCTATTGGTGCACTCTGGTGGACTCGAACCACCGACCCTCGGTTTAGAAAACCGCTTTTTAAATTGATTATTAGTATTACCTATCAACACAAACAACCACCATTAGAGAAAATTTAATT